GAAGATGGTAAAAAAGAAGATTCCTCTACTTCTTTATTAAAGGAATCTGATTCTTCTTCCATCTCATTTAATTGAGATAAAAGCTCTTTCCGTCGTTTCATTTTATCAGAATTTTCCGGAAAAAGATCATCTACTTCATCATACATTCTTTCTTCACCACCTTTATACTAAATTAATTTTCTGTTTTCAACCTACATTTTTATAAGGTATTACAGAAAGAAAGGGATGAAATCTATGGAAATACTCGAAAAAGAAATGGATTTAGAACTCCTTCAATTAGATAATTACATTCGAACACAAACGGATATGATGATAATTGAAATGACTCATCAGTGGATGTATGATGAATATGAAGGTGTATATACAGAAAAAAGCAATACTTCTTTTGTCAATAAGATTGGTGATATATTTAAAAAAATCATCAAAACTATCCATGATATTATTGATAAAATTGTTTTATCAGCACAAACAAAAATCCAACAAATAGCTGTCAATCAAAAATTGATGCAATTAAAAATTACTCTCGCTGAACGTAAAGATTTATATAATGACACGAGAATGATGATAGGCGATACGGAAGTTGTGTATAGAAGCATTGACGAATATTATTTAGATTACACAAAATATATTAATGATTTAGTAAAGGGGTATAAAAAGATTTATCATATGAAATTGGATAAACCTGGTGATTACCGTAAAGAAGCAACAAAATTAGAAAAAGAACTTTCTGAAAAATATTCTGACCTTTTAACATGCAAAGAAAAGCAAATTCTTAATAAAAATGTCATGGCAACAATTAAAATGACAGAAAGAGAAACTAAGAATTACAAGAAATCTATTGAAAATATTAAAAAAGTAAATGACAGAGCTCTCACGCAATTACAGAAAATGTCAATGGATTGTTTGAATGAAGTTATGGAGTCTGCTGGTAATAATAACGAAGCTGTCAACATGGAAGCATCAAGGGTTATGCAATATGGAGCACAGAATGTAACTAAGACAACAAAGAAAGTTGCTAAAGTAGTTGCTTTTCATCCTATCGAAGTTCTTCTTTTATTCTCCAGTAAATTTGATTTATATTATAATGATAAAAAATATAGAAAGTTTAAGAAGAATATTGATAAAGGCATCGATAAAGAATTAGAAAGACGGGCAGATCTTGACAAGAAAAACAAAGAAATTGCAAATAGAGTATACAAACAAAATACAGGAGAGAATTTATATGATTAATGTAATCAAAGAATCCTCAAATGACACTCTCGTTGTACTTACTAAAAATGTGATGGATTATAGTGTTAAGATTGTTGGTCTTTATGTGCAAAAAACCGAAGAAAAGGGTTTAAAAGAAACTCTAAAAAAAGTAAAAAAGAATGTTGCTGTTACAAAAGCTTCGAAATTAAATGGGTACGGAGAAAAACGATATCGAGAATTAAAAAAGTTGCTATACAATTTCTGTAACGATAATAAAAAACTTTTAAAAAGTTTACGAGGTTCAAAATTAACGGAAAAAGATTTCCAGTTTTATCGTAGAAAATTAGATGAAACTAGAGTCGACCTTCATGATGATATAAAAGAACTTCGAAAAGAAACCGACGAAATGATTAAGAAATATTGTGTTTTATCTAAAGAAACAATAGATGAAGTAGAATATGATTTGTCTCGGTTTAAAGAAAATGTAGATGAATTAAGTGAAATAAGTATCGATGCAATTAATGATATTTATTCCCTCGTGTTAGCATCTGATAATTCTCAATTTAGTTCTATGTGTCGTTCTGTTTGTTTTCGTATTATCTCGGAAACACAAAAGATAATCACAGAATACGCTTCTTATCCTAATCGATTGTTAGTATTCTTTGATAAATTTGACAAATAGAAACGAGGAGAAAGAAAATGGAAGACAACAACACATTCATACCAACCGCGGCAGGTTTTATTGTAGCATTAGTAGTAATGCTCGTTGGAAGTTATATGGTTTATAACTACGTCGAATATAAACCAAAATATCTTTACAACAAATCCACACAAAAAGTAACGACAAAAGAAGTGACTGTAAAGATAGAGGAATCTTATTATAAAGAACCAGAATACAGGACAGATTTCAATGGTCATATTTGGTATTCACATGAAGTAGAAAGTGAAGAGTATATCATTATTGTCAAATACAATAATGAATTATATCGTGTCAAATGTGATAAAACCATATGGGATAAATATGCTAATAACATCGGGGATTATGCCGATGCGAATTTGATGATTACAATAAACGATTCATCAGAAGAACCAATTTATTCCATTACAGAATTATATTAAAATATAGAAAGCTAGATTATTATGTCTAGCTTTCTATATTCTTTTTGACAAGTATCTAATGAAAGGAAGGAAGATTACTATGGCAACATTAACAAAAAATAATGCGATGTTGGTTGATATTCAATATACAAAACCAAATCGTAGAGAAGGGAAAAAAGATTACTTGTATCTAATTTGGAAAGATTTAGATACAATGGAAAAACATTTACAAATCATAGAAGAACCTATGATGGATATTTATTTTGAAAAACCAGAGTATAGAACTCACTTATATAACAGAAATTATGCAAGATTAGAAGAAGTAAATAGAGTGTCTTGCAAATATAAAGATGTAATTTATGCAATCGCAAATGATATGGGTCAAGATGGAAAAAACCGATTGCAGGATTGTTTTAATACTGCAAACTATAGAGGATTAAAAGAATTTTATATTTACCCATATGTGTTTGGTGCTGACTTTGATATTCGAGCATGGTATCGTTATAAATGGATGCAATTTTATGACAATGAAAGACCAAAGAAAATTTCAAAGGGCTTCCTCGATATCGAGGTAGATATCATGGAAAGTGTAACTGGACCAGACCCGATATTTAATCCAATTGACCTAGTAACAGTAATTGATGGAGAAAATAAAAGGTCATACACGTTTTGCTTAACAGGAGTTGATTATCCGGGTGATAAATCCATGAAAAATTTAACGGGATTTAAAAAAGCTAATGCAAAACGTAAAATACATATGTATGAAAAGAGACTAGAACAACAGGAATATTGGTCTAATAACATTGATAAATTGGAAGAAGAAGCACATAAGATGTTTGATGAATCGTATCCGGATTTTTCTTACAATTTTTATTTTTATACCAATGAAGGAGAAATGCTTTGCCATATTTTTAATCTAATTAATCAATTAAAATTAGATTTTGTAGAAATATGGAATATGCCTTTCGATATTCCTTTTATTAAAAACCGATTAGGAAGTCTTGGATATAATCCAGCAGATGTAATGTGTCATCCAGATTTTCCATCAAAGGAATGTTGGTTTAAAAAAGATACCCTGAACTTCCAGATTAAAAATAAATCAGACTATTTTACTTGTAGTTCATATACAGTATATACCGACCAGATGAGAAACTACGCTGCGATTCGTAAAGGTTCAAAAGAATTGCGTTCGAACCGATTGACATATGTAGCATCAAAAGAAATTAAAGATGAAAAGTTAGATTATTCCGAATCATCCACTATCAAAACTTTATCTTATAATAATTATTTGATGTATATCCTTTATAATATAAAGGACGTTTTACTGCAGTATGGAATTGAAAATAAGACAAAAGATTTGGAAACTTTTTACCTGACAAGTTATAGTAACTTTACACCATATGAAAGTGAATTTAAACAGACAGTAAAACTGAGAAATATTCAGTATGCATCGTTCATGGCTCAGGGATTAGTTCCGGGAGCGAACGTAAATGCTTTCTTGGCAAATTATAAAGAAGAGCGTGAAACCGATGATTATGATGATGAAGAAAACGAAGAGAATGAAGATACAAAGAAAAAAGATGATAAATTCGAAGGAGCATTGGTTGGTAATCCGACGTTAATTAATCCATTTGGTATGGAATTATTCGGAAAGAAATCCAACAATATCTTTCGATACACCATCGACTTCGATATGTCGAAGTTTTATCCATCATGTATCTCTGCTATGAATATTGATCCATCTTGTTTGATATTTAAGATGATTTTATTATCAGAGCAATATGATGTCCGTGGAGGAAAGATACCTTATCACGGCATTACCGATGTACAGTTAGTAGAAGAAAATGATGATTCATTTGATGGTGATGTGGCAAAAGAAGTTATGGATAATTTCCAAACAAGAAATTATTTAACATTTGGTCATAAATGGATGAATCTTCCATCAGTTAATGAAGTATATGAAGAATTAGTAAAAGAGTTGGGAGATGATTAATTATGGCAAAAGGATTAACTTTAAAAGATGTATTAAATAAATTATCGTATGTATTTCCAGATGACGCATATATTAAATGCAATCGTTTTGTTGTTGAGGGAGAAAAGAGTGAAAAAAGAAACTGTAGTTATTGTGCGGTTTATCTTCCAGAAAATATTGTGGAAATTTTGGATAAAGAATATTCCAGAGAAGATATCATCTTTCTTTCGGATATTAAGAAAGCAAAAGCTTCTCTTGGAACAAAGGATAAAGATAAATACATCACGGTATATAACAAAAAAGAGATCGATGAAGAGTTAAATAAAGAGATTGAAAGTAAGATTGATGAATTTATTAATCTTCCATTAACACATGATACATGGCAACCATTTGATTTGAGTGGAGAACAGATAGAAGATATTTTGGATAATAAGAATGTAAAGTATTATCTTAATGATGATAAGTATATCATTCTTAGTAAATCCTTATTACCAATGATTAATAAATCTTCTTTTTCAGATTTATCGTATTATCATTTTTATAATGTGATGGAGAATAAAGAAGAGATTAACACTGTGGTAATTCAATTCAATCATGAAGTCTTTCAAATTTTTATGACCTTTAAATATCTCTTATAAACCGTTTCCAGACTGGTAACTAGAATGCCAGTCTGGAAACATTTTTTTAAGTTTATAAGAAAAAGAAAGGGGTCGAGGAAAAAGAATGGCGAATGAACAACAACCAAATGATGAAAAAGAAAAGCTCACCAAAGAGCAAAAAAAGAAAAATAATATATTTCGTCAAGGCTTGCAACAGATCAATGAGATCATCGGTAAAGCAAGTTTAAGTCTTTATGGTACTGACCGAACAAGTGATGTTGATAAGCTTAACGACAGCTTTCAGAATATATTACAAAATGAAATTGGATCGATTACAAATAAAGATACAAATGATGTGACATCATTTCTATCAAAATTATTTTCCCAAGAAAAGAAAAATAATGCATTAGAAAATCTTTTAGATAATCAATTCATGTCAATTAGTGGAGACGAATACTCCACCATGCAGAGTTTTATCTATGAAGCATATCGTAATAAATTATTGGAGCAGTCGGATTTACATGAAGTATCATCACAGTTAATTGAGCTTAGTGAAGCAATCCTCATTACTAGAGATGCGATTGTATCTGCAGAAGTAGTAGAAGGACGAATGAGTCGTACACTAAGCTTTGGTAATATTGATGATAAAGATGCTGCAGATAATGCGATACCTACAGTAGAGCATATTGAAAAAAGATTTAAGTTACAGCAGAAGATTAAAAACTTTATTATTCCTAAGACATTAGAGTATGGTGAATATTATGTATATATCATTCCATATTCTAAAATTTTCAATGACTTTGTACGTCAAAGAGAACAGACAGTAGGAAAAAGAATTTACCGCGAGTCTACGTTATTAGAATCTGTGGAGATTGAAGAACGTAGCGATATGACTGGAAAACAAAAAGGAACCAGTAAATTTATTGATGATTTGTATACAGAGTATGTAGAGAATTGTAACAGAGAAAATGGTGGTGTGTTAAGTAAAGAAAAAACACCAAACAAAGAAGAATTCTCTAAAGATATTAAAAACATGCTTGGTAATATTACTATATGTAATGAATCCGTTCCACTCCCGGTTTTAGAGGAAGGATTTGGCAGTATTGAGCACTATATGACAGAGTATGTAAATGAATCCGGGGATTCATTTGTAGAAAAAGATGAACTCGTTAATAGTATTCAAAGTGACAGTAGTAATTTCTTTAATAAAGTAATTAACAACAATAATCGTTTACGAGGAAAAAATCGTCAAGAAGGACAAGAAGGTATTTTCTATCAAAAAGATAGTAAAGCAAAAGAAAACTTTGATGATATTAAAGATTGTTATATTCAATTAATTGAACCAACAAGGATGTTACCTTTAAAGATTATGAATCAGGTTATTGGATATTACTACGTTGTCGCTGAAGATATTACTCCATTATCCGGAATGGTTTCTTCTACTCTTTATTATAGTAAATTCGATGAAGAGAGAAAAGAGCAAAATATCATTGATAGCATTGCGGAAAGAATTGTCCAGAGTTTCGATAAAGGATTCTTAAAAGATAATCTGAAATTCAAAAAGACAATCGTTGATGCAATTAATCATTATAACTTAAATGTCAATAAATTGAAGTTTCAGTTTATTCCTGTAGAATATGTGCAGGCATTTAAAATTGATGAAGATGAGAATGGTAATGGAACATCTATGATTAAAAAATCTTTATTCTATGCAAAATTGTATTTAATGCTTCTTTTATTTAAAATCATGTCAATTATTTTATATAGCAATGACCAAAAGGTAAACTATATTAAAACAAGTGGTATTGATAAAAATATAGCAAATAAAGTACAAGAAATTGCTAGGATAAAACAATCAAGACAAATCAATATGATTGATTTGTTTAATTACACTACCCTTATTAACAAGGTAGGTAATGGTACAGAAATGTATGTTCCAACGGGAAGAACCGGTGATAAACCGATTGAAACAGAAATTCTGTCGGGTCAAGATGTACAGTTAAATACGGAATTATTAGAAATGCTTAAGAACTCATATATCTTAGGTACTGGTGTTCCGGCAGCTATTGTCAATTATTTAAATGAAGCAGACTTTGCAAAAACCGTAGAACAACAGAATACAAAATACAATGGACGTGTTGTAAACTATCAGTTAGATTTCAATCCATCTATAACAGAGATGTATAAAAAGATTATGCGATGGAGTACCGATTTACCTGAAAATATTATTGACAACTTTGTCTTTACATTACAACCACCTAAATCTGTTGCAACAAGTGCAAAATCTGATGCAATTAATAACTTTACATCCTTATCTGATTTCGTGGTTAGTTTGGTATATGATGATCCAAACGAAACAACAAATCCAGACTTAAAAGATGAGATTCGTAACTTCAAGAAGTTATTTGCAGAAGAACAGCTTCCAATGATTAATATGGATAAGATTAATGAATTAGCAGATAAAGCTAAGATTATGACAAAAGAAGAAAAGTTAGCACCAAATCCAGCAAATGGAGATAGTAACGATGATGGATTTGATGGAAATCTGACAGACTTTTAAAAAATATACTAGAGATAGAATTTCTATCTCTAGTATATTTATTTTTTGTTTTACTGTTCACTACCTGCAAACCATTCGGTTGTAGGACTATTAACTTCTTTGAACTCTACTTCTCCATCAACAAGTTTACCAGATTTATTGTCATAATGTCTACCTGTTCCAAGTGAGCTTTCATCAATTCCACTGTAGAAGTTCAGAGAATTGGATAACACTTTATACTTGTTAATGAGGGCTTTCGCAAGAATATTAATCTGTGTAGATTCATATTTCGTTGCAGTAAACTCGATAGTTGTTTCAACTAATTCATGTTGACCAGAAGAATAGTTGAATGGGTCCAGCGGAATATTTTTAGGGAAGCAGTTTGCAAACATGCAAGCATATTCTACTTCTGTTCCTGTACAATCTGTTGCAACATAGATAAACTCTGCAGTTTGGTTGGCCTGATTTGCAGTAATTGCAACATCAGTTCCATCTGTTGTTTTATTTCCGAGAATACCGTTATAATGAGTAAGACCACTCATTAAGTCTGTTGTACCGTTAATCCATTCGTGCAATACTTCACGAACTGGGGAACCGGAAAATTCATATACTTGAATAGATAAACTGTTTGTACCATCTTCGGCATATGAAGGAATCTCGAAAGATTTTCCTGTATAACCACCCTGAATACTGTTGGTGTTTACACTGATATCGGAAAGACCAGAAATACTAACATTACCGTATTCAAGGATATGTTTGAATTTATCTAATTTATTATTATTAGCACCTTTACCACCAAAATATTCATCTAACCAGATTGGTTTACGAACCATAAAAATTCTGTTGTATCCGGTCTTTAATGGGTCATACTGTGCAAGTACATCATGAGCTACATTTGTGCCACCCATGAATAAAGCATAGTCCTTGATAGAGTTACTGTATTCGGAATTATGAATGCCAGACTGAATCGTAACTGGTGTCGAAGCAGCCATTTAATCAACTCCTTTCTAATTATCATCATCTGTTGAAGATGTAGATGCTGCGTTACGTTTATTGATGTCGATTTCAATGATAGCACGTTTCTGCAGTCCTCTAAATACTACAGCTAAGTAGCAATGAAGAATGCTGTGCTCAGTCTCCCAAGCATTGGAAGTAAATTCGATGCTAATGGATACAATTTTACTTCCTACCCATGTAGCGAATTTTGCTTCCTCTGTATTTTTGAAAGTTGCACGAATGGAAGAATCAGCAAAGTTATATAAGTTCTGCTGAACGTCAGACTCGATGATAGATTTAATTGTGTAAAGCATTGTAGCATTACTTTCTTCCACTAAATCTGTTTCGGCTTTCTGAGATGTACTCTGTGTTGCACGCTGGAATACATTCTCATCCAGTGTTTCAAAGTAATTGAAACGATGGTCATATAACTTCTCTTTTAATTCTTTTTCGTAATCTTCGATGGTAGGCTCTAATGAATCACGTACGTGACCACTTAACTGACATCTGGATTTAACGAATGGATATTCGATACCTTCTGTACCCTTATGGTAAGCATACTGCTGAGCTAAGAAGTAAGTAATAGATACTTTAACTCTCTTGCCAGTTGTATCTTCTCTTACAGTATAATGCTGTAAGTTAATAGAGATACCATAGTTATCAAAGATATCATAATCATGGATTAATCCTTCGATTACACTGTCAGAATAAACGGTGTAATCAATACCAGTATCAAGATAACAGATAGCATCGTTACGAAGTACCGCAAGATCAGCTAATGTCTTCTTTACGGAATATGGATAGTTTGCATCCCATAAAGCATCAACGTGAATACGTCTTGCTGTTAAGATACGTCTATCATATGAACCATCGAATGCAGAATTGTAGCATTTCTCGATAGCTTTCTGACGAGTAGCTTCATCAACATCTTTACCGAAATCTCCTTCATTACCATTTACCATAGTAATTCCTTTAGCTGTACCAAAGTCAGCTAACTCAGAAGCATCTGTAGATGTATAGTCGTTTGCATCATAATCAGGGTCATCCTGATCTGCTTCGCTGATTGGCTGTGTATAAGAAATGAATGGAAGCATTTCTGTACTAGCTACCTTTAATCCAAGTAATGGATCAAAGCCATCAAGATCAGGCAACTGATCATCTTCTGTGGCATCAATCATTTCCTGAATATTCTGTAACTCAGAAACCTTTGCAGCCCATTCTTCTGTTACTTCTACAGTACCATCAAGCATTCCATCTGGAATATTGTATTCAGCAACTTTCTTGTCATATTCTACCTGTAAAAGAACGTGCTGCTCTTTACAGAATGTGATATATGCATCATAGATTTCTTCTACATTATCTTCGTTGATATAAGTATCAACAGGAGCTACACCAGCATCTGTATCATCTAAGATATCGTTTACTAAAGTAGCTGTCTGATATTTTGTAGAAGATGTGAAAGCACCTACATAATTTGCGGTTTTAATCAGCCCTGCTTCGATACTTAAAATATCAAAGTTAAACATCTTAATACCGAACTCTTTTTCATAATTTACATTCTGGGATACTTTTACTGTGTAGTTATTTCCGTACTCTCCACGACCATTGGAACGAATTCTCATGAATGGTAATGGTTTATAACCTTCTGCATCAGTAAATTTTAATTCCTTGAATGCTTTTTCCAGATCTTCTTTCTTGGAAATATTTTCCGCAGCTTTCTGTAAGAATTTAATGCGGAACTTTCTCTTACTAGGAGTGTCTGGATATGCATCTTCAGCGTCTACTTTATACGCTAAAGCAATCATGTTATTTGCATAACAAGCATTTTCTGGCATAACACGCATACACCACACAGATGTATTATTGCGATTTAAAACAGCAAGTGGCATCATCAGAGGCTGACCATATTTCTTATAGTTCGAATCTCCGAATGTATTTTTGAAGCTTTCCACAGATCTTTTACGGATAAATTTATTATCCTCGCCTTTCCCTGATGTGAAAGCGAAGACATATTTAACAGTAGGATCTAAATTGGAAGTAGCTGTTGTATTATCCACTAACGTATTATCGTTTACAATTGTTTCCACATATGGGAAAGAAAATTTAGGTACGATTTGTGTTGCTTGTGGCATTTACATGACCTCCTTTTTCTTTATATTCTTATTTCTATTATTCATAGATTTTTATATATTTGTTTAATTTCGTTTCCACCGAAAGCTACATCACATTTTGATAATATCTTCAAGTGGTGATGGTTTTTCTGGTGTTTTATTACGGGTACGGTTCAAGGAAGATGTAATCATAGAATCAATATCTTCAAAGGTAACACCAGTAAAGGTAGAAGTATACTGACAAACTTGTCGAGCACTTACCATTTTGTAATCATAGTCAGAAACACCGTCTGGGTCCTTTCCTACCTGATACGCAAACTTCTTTGTTTGATCTTCTTTTTCTCGATACATTGTCGAAAGAATTAATTCTTCAATAACAGATGGTACTCCAAGGTTAACACCGTTTAACTCCTGATTCTTTTGCCATATCTGTAAAGCTTTGGAATAAGGAACAGATGTTGGTACTTTACCATTTAATACGAATTTAAGAAAAATCTCTGCATTCTCACTATCCTCTACTGCGGTTGCATCCATTACCTTATTTCCTTGGAAAAACTTTAATACTTTACATGGTACTGGTAGAGGTTCTCCCGGAAGTTTTACGGTACGTGCTTCAAAATCATAAACGTAAATACTAATCCATGTTGGTACATTAAGTACTTTCTGTTCTGTTATTTTATCATTCTTAAAAAACGCAACATCAAACACCCCAAGGGCTTTGATTGTTGTTCCTAGGTCAGTAGCAAACCCTGCTACGTTTTCAAAATATTTCATTGGAATATAAAATTCACAATATGGTTTTTCTAAATAAATAAATTGTCCATCTGATCTAAAATATTCTGACATATTATTCTCCTTTCGTTCTACATTTAAGAATATGTCGTAGAATCTAAAAGATAAAGATTCTACGTTCCCGTATTTGGTATATTGATAATTATATGCCATTTTCGTGTAAATTAAATAAAATATAACATAATTAACAAAAATAATTGAAAATATAGGAGGAAAAAAATTATGTTAAATAGTAAGAAAAATTTAAGTAACTTATCAACAATAAAAGCCGGTTTAGACTTAGTAAGAGGAAATTCTAAACCTAAAGAAACTCGTAAACTGTCATCACTCTTTGACGACATCTTTGATTCCCGTAAACCTGCACCAAAGAAGAAGAATAATGATTCTTCATTGATCTTTGATATCTTATCAGATCTTACTGAAGATAAAAAAGAAAGAAACCCTAAAACAAATATTAATATCACTATTGACACCAGACGACCTAATTACTGTGATCCTTTTGCAACATCATATGAATATTCAAAGTGGAACAACTTTGAAAGAAATGCACGCAATAGACATGGCAAAATTGTTATCATATGTACAGATTCAGGATATGGCAGAGACTATACTATGGTAGAAAACATGATGTGCGATGCATCGATCAAGTATCGGGATTACAGATATGTATATTGCAGATCATGGGAGATTTCTTCATATATTGATGAAATCAAAAATGGGGGAAAATATGAATCATACATATTTGTAGGTTTTCCTTTAAACTATACAGCAAAAACAGAAATTAATAGAGCTGTAAGAAAAGAGAATCTTACTCATAGAGAACTTGAAAGATACATCAACTGGATATCTTATGATAGAATTTATGACAGCGAAAGCTGGATTAAATGGTATCATTCGAATGATTACAGATCCAGTTGGGTAAATAACTCGGTTTGTGCTACATTATCTTATTTAGCAGATACTGAGATTCTCTCCGATTATGAAAAAGAATATCTTTTTAGAAAATATGCAGAGAGAACTAGAAATTGGTAAACCAATTGAAGAAGATTACAAATATTTGTAATCTTCTTCAATTCAATTTTAATTTAAAAAAATATATATACAAATATAAAGGAGAAATAATATGTATAAAGAAAAATATGAAAATCTTGTAGCAGCATCTCAGAAAGACGAAGATCCAGAATTTATTCAGGAATCGATCACAATGTGCATGAAATCATTCTCAGCGTATGTTGATATCGTTTACAACATGGAAGTGAGAATGAAAATCGCAATGACTCGTATGGAAGGCAGCGAGTACCGCGATTTTGTAATGTCTCTCGATGCAGGTCGAAGACATGGACATGAAAATGCAATAGGTCATTGCAACATGCTGAACCGTATCTGCCGCATGTTAGAAGTTGAAGAAATCTGCGACTGTGACACAAATGACAGATACGCGGTAGCAGATTTCTGTATGGCAATCACCAAGGAAATTTTTGACAAACGACAAAAATAATCTTTGGTTATATAAAGAGGGGATGAAGAAAATTCTTCATCCCCTCAAAGCTGCTTATTTTTTTATTCTTCCACAGCATCTTCTTCTTTTGTTTCCATCTTTGGTGTAATACTTACGACACCGTCTTCGTCTTCATCCACATTGGTTTCTTCACCCGGTTTACTCTGTTCCTGAAGCATCTTTTCGATAGAATCATTTAAATAATTCTGTAAGTCATCAGCACAAGCATCTTCCGGATATCCTGTGATACCCATTTGATCCATCTTGGTCATTAAGAATTCACGTCTTTCTTTTTCTCTTTTTTTCGTAGCTTCGATTCTCTTTGGATGGTTCGGATGCATTGCGTTGTATTTTTCAAAGAAATCTTTGTATTCTGCAAAGTTATCTAATAACTTCTCTACGATGGTAATAAACTCATCCTCATTGATTTTTTCTTCAAATCTATGATAGACCAAGTTTGCCATCGTACTGGTTAATGACTGTACAAAGAGTTTTTCTGTTTTATTATTTGCATCTGCATATGCAACCATTCTCATGTAAATAAATAAGTATAAGTTATTATATACATGATATTCTTCCGGTAAGAAAGTCTCTTCGATATTAAAGAAGTATCTGTATAATTTGTCTTTAAATCCAAAGCTCTCAATCTTTGATTTATATTTATCAATGATATAAGAACCTTTGGTTTTATCAAAGAATGCATCTTTGATATTCTGGATTTCTTTCTTTCCGAATTTTTCAATTCGAGTAAATAAGAAAGATAAACTGTATGCGGCTTCCATATCAGCAATCTTTTTTTCCATCTGTTTTTTCAGCTTCTCGTCCGGTTCTTTTTCTACTTCTTTTTTCATAATATCCAGACGCTCTAATTTCATTTTTCTTAACTCTTTAGAAGAGCAGTATGTAAAGTATTCTTTTAAGACGTCAGAAGACTGATCTCTTAAATCTTTGATATCTTTTTCTGTTTTAAAAAGAGTCATAGAGTCCTGTTTGATATCTAATAAAAGATAACGATACGCTCCTTCCAATGAATCAATGGTTTCCATTTCTTCATCTTCTGCAGAAGTCTTGATGATATGCTCACCAATAATATGCATATCTACTAAATCATTCTCTTTGTTCTTTTCGAGGAAATCTTCCATTTCTTCCATTGTCATTTCCTCTTTGATATATTCTTCAGTTAATGGAAGAATTCTGGTAAGAACATCAGAACTTAATCCATACTGGGAATTTACATGAGTACAAGTAATTTCTTTTAACATCTTATACTCACTTTCCATTTCTTTAATCATATCAATGATAGCTTTGTAATTCTCTGGTGAAATACTCTCTTCATCATCTTCTTCTGTTTCTTCTAAAACTTCTTCAGTTTTAACTTCTTCTTCATCCTGCACAGTTGTTTTTACATTTTCTTTGTTTTCCATAATATTCAATCTCCTTTTTTACTTAATTATAATAGAGTTTTTCGGTTAATTACTTATAAACTATTAACTGTATCTGGACAATTTTTTAATAATACAATATTTAAGTGTAAAAAAATAATTTATACAAAGAAAGGAGAAACATCACAATGAGTTTCACAAAAAGAAAAAGCGTAATACTTAACAAAGGAAAAAAGGGGGGGAAATATTTTCTTAATCTCAAATATAAAAATCTACTACCTGGTAGTAATATAGTTAATTTCAATGATGACGACATGGACGTCAATTATGACGATTCCGATTGTGTCGCATTTTAACAAAAATGGATATGGAGATATTTATTTTATCTCCATATCCATTTTTATACATACTCTTTTTTTCTAAAAATTATTTAAGGTATTAAAGAAATCTAAATCAATTCCACCTTGACTTTCTTCAATTTCATCCATAACAGCATCTGGCGTATGCTCAAAAATACTATTTTGAATTTCTCCCGATTGTTGTAATTTATAAGTATGCTTCTGTGATTCAAGCATTGCTTTTCTCATGAGTTCTTCCCATGATGGTTGTCTCTCTAATTCTTCTTGTCGTTTTGCTGCAGCAATTAACTTAGGATCGACCAATGTTGGATCAATTTCTTCTGGACGTTTCAATCCACTGTTATCCAAATCTTCTACTTTTGCACCTTTATGGATACCAAAAACAATAAGATTGTTACCATGGTAGAAAATATATAATGCAATTAAATACGACATAATACTATCATCGTGAACACTAATTTTGTAGACTATATCATTTGTAAAGCATACTGTTACCATATACTTTACAACCCACCGTTTGGGTTTCCCTACGATACTCGCTTCGTGTAAGTATTTCAACCTACCTTATTTTCAATCCACCTAAGAAGAATTCTTATTTAGATATTTCTATCAATATGGATGTCTAGCTTTCTCTAGTCGTTGAGCCCATATCTTATCATTGTAAGATACTTTGCTACGTCGGTTGGCTCTATTTCTAACCTTGTTACTATACCTTTGGAGTTACCCATTGCCGCTATCTATGTCACCATGATAGTTTAGTAGTTAGAACTTAACAAGCTCGTCCCCGTGATTAGATGGGTTTTAGAAGGTCCTCACAATTAAACCTTCCCCAGCCTCAATCTTACCAGATGGTTTCTTAATAAGACGAGACAAATCTCTTGTTACATTTGCTGTAACAAATTTTTCTTTGTATTCATTTACGTGTCTTGATAAAATTGCAAACATATCATCTCTACTTGGACCAGAAGTATAAACACCATAAAATGTTTTTTGTTTTGCTTGTTTTTTAAGCATAGACTCTACTGTCTCATACTGTTGCATATTGTCTTCCATTAAGTCTTTTGCTTTATCGAAGTAAATTCTATCTCGGATTTTACTATGAAGTAAATGGTCAATAATACCATCACCAACAGAGTTACGCTCAATTGCTACACAAGCTCTTGGTACATACTTACTGACAAATTCGATAATCAATTGCTCATATTTTGTTTCACCAATATAACAACATTCAAATTCAGCATCTGGTTCAAATGTATAAGGATTAAGAACGGTAATAGCATTGTTATCACCAACGGTACCTGTAGAACAGTCGATACCTAATATGTAAGGTATTTTTTTATCCAGTTTTTTATAGACATCAAATTTGTAGTAGTCCATAACCCAAATTTCATCAATTGGTTTCTTTTGTACCTCGACAATGTATTCGATATCTTCTTTTGGATAAGGAGATAATGAAGAACCATGCAGACGTTGTAATAAAATCTCACGCCGTACCGTGGTTGCATCACCAATCTTTGCAGCGATATTTGTAAACCATTCATCATCAAGACCGATTTGGTCATAAGTATATTCAATATATACAATCTTATTACAATTCTCATGAGCCTTGAAATAATCTTCGATTTGCTCTTGTGTCCAGTCATACATCTTTTCTGTCCATGTTGCACACCGGTCAAGAATCTTCTGAGCTTCTAAACCACATCTTGTATCCAAGTCTCCAGGGGTACAAGTAAACAGACGACCATACATCGCACCATTTTCTTTTGCACGTCGAGCAGATGTTTCGTATGTAGATACAGAGTTAGATACGATAGTACCAATATGATTCGTGAACTCAGGCTCATCGAAATGTAAGATTGGTGCACTCAAACCACGGGCGATGGATAATGCACTATCATGTGATGTTGCTTTTGGTTTTACAACGATACTATTACCATTAACAGGATGAGCAATGGATGTAGCATTTTTCTTTGCTTTTACGGTTTTACCATCAGCATCTACCATAGAATCGAAATGTAAATATTCCGGTAACATTTCAATCTGCAAACGTAAACGTCTCAAGTTTTCTTTTGCATTATCTCCATCTTTATTGATAAAAATAAATTGTGATTGTGATGTACCAAAGTTATACCCCCAGTTTTCTATTGCTAATGCTGACTGTGTTTTACCCTGCTGACGAGGGAGACAGAGCCATGAATCAATACCATGAATAAAACACCATGCTTGTGCTATATTACCACGGTTTGCTTTATATGGAACTGAAAGCCCACCTGGGTCTGGTATCCTTGCAATTTCTCGTAAGTAATACCATGGATTGATATAAAGCTCCATCATGATTCTTGTCACTTGGTCTTTTGATAAAGTGGTATGTCCTTCTTTATCCACAGCAAACGGGTCTACTTTAGTTAGAGAAATATCATTGATCTCTAACATGAAATACCAGTTTTCAATTCCAAGGGTTTGTAAATCTTTTGCTAATTGTAAAAATGATTTATTTGCGGTACCAAAGTCATATAACTTTCCTTTGATACGAGCTATTCTTCTTGGCATAGTTTCTCCTTTCTTATATTTTATACATTATTTTATAGTAATACATATAAAGAAAGAAGGAAGTAAAATGAAAATGGGCATTCATTTAAAAAGGACAGATGATACAGAATATGTAATGTATACTGGTAAAAAATCCTCAACACTTTTTGAACACAATTTTGTCACCAAAGAAAGTAATATTTATCATTTACATCATGATAATCCACAAGAGTTAATAATAGTAAATAATTTTTTATTATCGCTATAAATATAATATAAGATGAGGTGTTCACACAAGCAAACTTCATACGTGCTTTCTCCTGCCTCATCTTGTCACTGTCGCAATAATCCCATAATATCCACACGCGACTGACAGAACATCGATATGTTACACACAAACCTCTATGTAACAACGAAACAATACTTATCCTTAGAACTAATGAAGAGAGATGACAATATGTCATCTCTCTTCATTCCTTTAATTAACCTTCATAACCAGATGGCCATTGTACCAATAGTCCTTCTTTTTTTGTAGGAATCTTATATTTTAAAATAACCATTCGAAGTCTTTCTAATCGTTGTTTCATTTCTACTAATTGACGATATGAATTTGGAATGCTATAACGCTTATTCAAATTATCATCTGCAAGAATGGATAAGTAGTAATTTACCATATCTAATTTACTATTAAGATATGAAATTAACATCATCTTATCCCCAGCACTCTGGATCGTACTAATTTTGACATCAATATAGTCAATTTCTGCAGGATCGATTCTTTCTAATTTTCTAGGTCCAAGTAATAAAAATCGTTCTATAATAAATTCATCATCATTATAGGACGCTGCTTTTTCCTGAATAATATCGTAGATATGCTCTCTTTGTGGAAACCATGATTCATAAATTTCACCAATAACATTTGCAAAATATGGGCTTACACATTCCGTTTTAATCATATCTAATTTATCTTTTACAATATTATCCTGGCGCTGTTTTAATTGGTCTAATGTCTCTGTACTGAAATTTGTTAATGTTTTCAGATTGTCATCTTTATCTTTAGTATTAGACGCTGAACCAGATTGAATTAATTTCTTTAATACAGAATTTAATTCTTTTGTATATCCCATCTTCTTTGCATATGCATCTGCTTTTACTTCATTCTTTAAAGATTTCTTCGACTTATCATCTCCAATGCAAGCATTTAAAATTGGAATACACAATACTTTACGAAAGATTTTATCTTTTAACATCATTTTTGTTTTCATGTTTGATTTTGCTACTTCATATTGCAGTAATGTAACAAATCGTGTTGGTAATGAATTACTACAAATCACATGACCGATTTCATGAAGAAGTAATGCTGTTAACTCTTTTTGGTCTACCTGAATAATTGTGCCTGTAAGAAGTCGTTTGTCAATTTCTAAGGTCCACTTTTTATTCTTAGCCCAAATCTTTTTCACAGCTTCGTCTTTCTTTTTATTATCAGACATGATAGAAGCAATAATTTTATCCATTGTACTTACTTCTGGATATACAGACATTACAAAGAAAGCAGACTCTTCGTTTTCTGGAATGACAATATTGATATCAAAATCATATCCAAACATTTCATCTAATTCTTTTTTGATCATTTCTACTGCAGTTTTATTTAATGGGTCTTCTTTTAATACAGAAAATCCTGTTTCGATTTTCTCAAACTTTTCTTTTTTTAAATTCAATTTCATTATCACACCTCTTTCAATGTATTATAATTTTGTAGATTACCGGACACAATTATTTATATAATATTTAAATGTAACTAATAAAAATATCACAGAAACGAGGAAAAGAAATGGTTAAACTAACCAAAAGAGGAGAGAGCCTCTTAAAAAAAGTAATCAAAAAATATATTAAAGAAAAGAGGAAAGAAGATGGAAAAAGAAAAAATTAGAACAAGAAAAAGACGAGTTGAGGAAAATTTCCAACTAGCACTAAAACATGAACTAGCTAATGTAAAAATGCTAGGAAGAGATTTCTTCATCAAACGTATGACGGATAAACAATTACAATTCATCAGCGGGAATTACGATTACTTTAAAACCATGATCGAGATTGATTATGGTGAAAAGATATCAGTCAATGAGTTTTCGGTAATCTTTTTATTAAAATCGTTTGCTGAACCAAAATCAATGTTAATTGGTGGTTTTGCTCCAGAACTTCCTAGAAAATTATGCATTGTTAAAACTGTATTAGAAGATTATACCTCGTTTGACTTTGCAGATTTCTGGTGTTATTATATCAAATGGAAAGATGAACTATTTGATGAAAAGGAACGAACATATGTAGATAAACTTAAATTTTTCTACATGGATTATTATGACTAAAGGAGAAACTACTAATGAGTGAAATTGAAAAAATAATAAATAAACTCAAAGAGGAATTATCGAAGGAACAAGAAAAATTATCTCTCGATGACATCGAAATGATGAATAAACCGTATTCGAAAAAAATTATGGGCAAAGTTGTAAAGACAAGTCCTGAAGAAAAAATTCGAAAACGCTTTGACTTTCGTGACTCCACGTTGGTACAATACGTCTTGAGAGAAAACTTAAAAAATAGTATCGAGAAGGTTTCGGCAGATGAACTATCATTTATTTATGCATATAAAAAACATAGCTTAGATAATTCTATTAAAGTAGAAAAAATCCTTTCTGAGTATATGTTTAATCGAAATATTAACAGTGTTGTAGAAATACCGACTGTTGAAAAAATAAATGGGTATATGGAAAAATATGCCAAATTCGATTTTATTGAAAAAGATGACTTTTTCAATAAGTTCATCACTGAACTTAACCGAAAATATGAATAATATGTACATTAGGGGATGATAAATTCATCCCCATTTTTATAAGTAAAGGAGAAAAAACAATGAAAAAGAAAGAAATTGAAAGTATTGTGAAAAAGATTGATTTAGTTATGAGTAAACCAGAAAAACTCACATTTTTAACTAAATACCCAACAAACAGTAAAACGAAAATGAATACATTTACTAAATTAACAGAAGCCATTATGGCAAAAGGATATAATGTAATTGTATTATTATCAAGAGATAGTTTATTATTGTATGACGTTAAAAAACAACTCTATTTTATTTCTTCCTATGATATAGGGGAAATGCTAGAAACTGCGGAAAAAATATTTATTGATAAAAACACCGTGGTATTGGTTCACGATGTTTTATCTAAATATTTGACTAAAGACGAAATGATGACATTCTATTCAAATTTTCAGTATACAAAAGGAAGACAAAATACCAAAATGGTATTTTATTCAATACGCGAAAAAACAAATAATGTTTTTAGCACGTATATATCATTGGAAAGTGATATGTATTCAAAGATGACAAAAGAGTCAATAATGAAACACCCAGAATATACGTATATCTATCAATTACAAGATATGAGAAAAGAATATAGTAAACGTAATGCATTCGTAAATATTGTAAGAAATTTTATTGGAAAAAATATCGATGAATTATTCACTAATTATATAGCATCAACAGATGAAAACTTTTACGAGTATTATTCATTTAATTATCTTGGAATAGATGTTGATCATGACGAGAGATATGAATTAAATGCTGATGAATTTAAAGAATTTATCATTGATGTATTTGATGATGGTTTAAAACCATATTACAATTATAATCTCTCACTCTTTTACGAGATTTTAAAAAACGAGATTACTTATTTAGTAATGGATCAAATCTTCGGAATAAGTGAATTAGAAAAAAAGGAAAATATCTCGCTTGATAGTAAATTACTTGATGACGGAGACGGAGTTGAGTTCATTTGTTATGAAAATGAAGGTATAACAAAACATAATGAAAATTATAAAGTCCTTCATAGTGATAAATTTACATTTGCGGTATTATATAAATACATGTTAGATAATACCAAAAATGAATTTGCAGAGATGGTTGAAGATTTTGATGAAAAGGACGACAACTATTTCGAAGACATGATGGATGAAGAAGATGATGAAATATCTGAAAGTGAAATCAACTTCGACGAGATGAAGTTTCCTATTTCAGCTAATAACAAATCATCAGACCTGGAAAAATTTTATATATTCATTGAAAAAGCTATATATAGAATGGACAGGTGGATGAAGTTACCGGATTTAGAAAAACTTCATCAAAAGCATTTCGAAAGAAATAGCTTAAGAAATCTCTTATATAAAAAGAGAGAATTAAAGGTTGATCTTTTTAGAAGGGGACTGACCACGTTGATGAAAGAGTCTATAGAAGAAAAGGCAATTCATGAAATCGAATCACCGACAGCTAAACAGAGACTAGCTGTATTATTAATTGCCTGTGCAGATAACAAAACATCAAGTGTAGAAAACACGAAAAACTTGTATAACCAATATAAGTTTGAAATCGTTATATCAAAAATGGCAGTATCTGGTTCTATTAACGGTATAGAGATAGAATTAGAGTACTATCTCAAGTCTGAAAAAGACAACAAACTTACAATTTCATTAACCGAAGATATTATAGTTGATAATATTAACGATATCAACTTTAAATAATCTTCAATAACATAAAACCATACAGAGTTAATATTAACTCTGTATGGTT